GTCTTTAATCTTATCAATACCCGCTTTGATGGAGCCGGGAAACTTATCTACCGGATAGATATTCACGCCTCTGTTCTTTATCTCTTGAATCAATCGAGGGTCTTGCGAATCGGCAAAAACTTTCATAGAGAAAGGCTTTGACCTATTGGCAATAGCCGACGAAAGCATATCCGTTTCATAGAAAAGTTCATCAACATACAAACGGTTATCAATAATGCCACATCTTACAGCAGCGGAAGGATCATTAGTAAAGCCGAAGTCCTGCCCTATTCCTACCTTTTTACATTCCTGCGGGAACTCTTTCACAATTCCCCACTTCTTGAACACAGCACCTTCTGCAACGTCAGCCCACCGGCCGATAACCACATGACCATACTTTTCAGGATTACTCACCTTTACATCCTCTACCTCTTTTAGAAACTCCGGTGAAAGATTCTCCAAATTATCAAAGTAAGTCGTATGAATGTGGAGCACATTCGGATGAGTGGAAATCTGAACCTGCACACCGTCAATCTCTACCAGCTTGTGAGTTTTCTCAATGTATTTTTTGTAGATGAAGTGATTGGAATCGCACGGATTCATTATAATGATAATCCGGTTCTGAATACCCTTCTTGCGAATGGAGAGCATTATTTTATCGAACTCATCTTCGCTTGTCCACTCTTCCGCTTCATCGCAGACGAAAGTCGTAATGCCTTGAATGGATTTCAGTTTTGCTGTCTGGTTCCCGGAAGAAGTCTTGATACCCCGGAACATGATACGGCTCTTAGTCATCTTATTGACTATGTCCGTCTTTGTGGTCTTAAAATAAACACATAGCGAAAAAGTAAATTTGGGCAAAGCGTAGTGAATTAGCTGATAGAGCGTTCGTTACGCTTTGTTTTTCTATGGGGCAGAGCCAACGAAATACCACCTCGAAGCCAAACAGTGCAGAAGTTCAGTTACCACCTCGTTACTCCCGTAACGGGTGCATATTCCTTGCTAAAATGTTCTGTTTCTGCGTTTTGCGTCGATTTACATAGCTGTCGGTAACTCACTAATAACTAATTTTGTAACCAAAAAAAGGAGTGAGTTATGCGTAGTACATTCAAGGTGTTATTTTACGTGAAGAAAGGCAGCGAGAAGCCGAACGGCAACCTGCCTTTAATGTGCCGTATCACGGTGGACGGCGA